CTGGTACAGTAAAATGGTTCGATGAAGGTAAAGGTTTTGGTTTTATTACTCCAGCTGATGGCAGCAAAGATGTCTTCGTACATTTCTCTGCAATCCAAAGTGATAGCTTCAAAACATTAGCTGAAGGCCAACAAGTTTCATTCACCATGGAAAATGGTATGAAAGGCCCAGCAGCAGGCAACGTGGTGGCTCTCTAAAGGCGCTATTACTATTCGCCTCTATTTTAAATGCCCTTGTTGTAGCGGTTCACAATATAGAACATCACAATTTGATGTCACAGTGAACAATCCACACGGCGCAAAATGTATCTTTTGCAAAAGTGTGATGACAGCTCAAATGAGTTAAGCATTAAATAGTTGAATATACAAAACCTCGCTTCGGCGGGGTTTTTTGCTATCTACAATCTCATATTAGTTAAAGATAAAAAATTTAGATTTTGGGCCTTGAAAAATTTTTGCTCGTTCATATTTATATTTTGGGCAAATAAGATACCGCCCATAATTCACTAAATACTGAAGGAGGAATTATGCCTAACATTAAACCTTTTTCATTATTCCCAACATTATCTGACAACTTACTTTCAAATCGTTTTGATCAGATAGATCGCCTGTTTAGTCAGTTAACAGGCAGTAAGCCCATTGCATCACCTGTACAGACTTATAACCTGAAACAGATTGATGATAACCATTATGAACTGACAGTAAGTGTACCTGGATATCAAGAAGATGACTTAACGGTTTCATTAAAAGGAAGTCGTTTATTGATTGAAGGGAAAAAAGAAGAAAAATCAGAAGAAGACAATGATAAATGGATCCACCGAGGCATATCTCAAGGGCAATTTACGTTGCAATTTGACCTCGGTAAAAATGTTAAAATAGAAAAAGCCGATTTATCAAGTGGACTTCTGACTATTGCTATTGAGTATGAGTTACCGGAAGAAGAAAAACGGCAAACAATAGCGATAGAAAATAAAGATAAAAAATAATTGAGTTAGATAACGTGAATAAGATTAAGGCTACGCATAATGTGTAGCCTTAATTGTTTTTGTAAGAGCTTTAAGTTGCACTAATACAATTTTTAGTTTGCAAGGTTTGTAAGTCGAACATAATTAGAGTGGATAGTTTGGTTTGAGCGAAGAGCGGACATACCGTCCGCAAAAAAGCATTACCAAGATTCTAAAATTTATAATTTAACTATGTGTTATCTATCACTTTAAATCGTATTCAATCGAATGCGATTTTTCCAAAAAAAGATTATCAATAAGGGGCATTAAAATGAATTTTGACTTAATAAAAAATTTTCATAAATTAACGCCCGCCGTTGATAAAATAGAAGACCTCTGTTTATCTTCACATTTATAACAAGCAAAATATTTAATTCTATCCATATCTCCAGTAACATACGCGTTACAATGTGGACAGTTAATTGCAGACCATCCACGATCAAAACATGAAACGCAACTCCACTGTCCTTCAATATAAAAAACAGAATCAGGGATATGTTGACATTGATGGCATCCTGCAATGACATCTCCACCAGGCTCCCACCAATCATCACCTGTTTTATACTTTGCTTTACACAGTCTAATTAATAAATTTGTGTCTATTTTGTGGTTGCATGTCGGACATTTATTAACATCATGGCTAAAGAATTCAAAAGGATTACTACATTGAGGACAATCTAGGGTATCTCGAACCTTTTCCAAAGCTACACCTTGTGATTCGCATACCAAACATTCATAATCATCTCCCCACGTATGATTATCATTAACTATGCCTGCAGGTAGATTACATTGATCGCAATTAACGACTTTTATTCCTTTTTTTCTCTTTATTTCAATTTGTTGAGAGAGTTCAGTAAATCGTGCACTCAGAAATTCTTTCTGAGTGAGCATTCTTTTATGAATACGTTCTATGCTTTTTTGATACTCTAAAAAGATGTCTTTCCAATCTACCGATAAGAGGTTATATAAATAATGCCATGAAGACCATTGCTGCGCTACTACACCAGCTTTATTTGCTTGCTGATTTGAATATTCTGTATGCGCGAAATGAACAATTTGATTTCTGTGCTCACCCAACGCTTTGAAATTATCTATAACTTTATCATCAAGATTTATACCGAGAATAGATCTTAGCCGTTTAACTGCTCCATCAAGGTAAACTGATTTAAAGTCACCCACGCTAAAGTTTTGACTATGCGCATTTCCTGGATCTTCTAATATAAGCGTCCAATGCTCTCGCATTAATCTTGCTTTTAAAAAAAGCTCAATAGCAGTATAAAAATCAATAATTGAATTTTTGGGTCTTTTATCTAAATTGTCAATTGAGGCATCTAAAAAATCAATAGCGTTAATTACTAATGATTTAAATAGCTCCTCATTTGACTGAGGTTTTTGTATAACAAATTTTCGCGCCATGCTTTATCCTTAAATTTGAATTTTTCTATCTAACACCATTCTTGCATTAAGTAACGGTGGTTATTATTTTGCATTTAATGAAAAATACTTCAAATATCATATTGAAGATATATTAAAAAAAACTACACAAATTTAAATTTGTAATAGCGCATTATTCTATAATTTTAGACTTTACCACTTTTTTATAACACTGCTATGTCCGCTTATGGCACAGGGCTGATAAACAGCCCTGATAGATTTATACTTCAATTGACTCAGAAATCTCCAATGCATCATCGACTTTAATGCCAAGGTAACGAACCGTGCTTTCCAGTTTTTTATGTCCAAGTAATAGATGAATTACACGAAGGTTCTTTGTTTTCTGGTAGATCAGATACGGCTTGGTTCTGCGCATTGAATGTGTGCTGTATAACGAATTATCAAGACCTAGCTTTTCAATCCAACCATGAAAAATACGGTTATATTGTCTGGTAGAGATATGTTGAGCAGAACCTACTCGGGATTGGAAAATATAGTCCGCACTATGCAAGTGAGCCATTCTTATCCATGCAGCAACTGAATCTCTAGTTCCTTTAGTCAGCTCAAATTGGACAGGACTACCAGTCTTTTGTTGTAACACTGTTGCTCTGCTGTAGACTAAACTGCCATATGCAACATCTGATACCTTCAACTTAACGAGATCACAGTCTCGAAGTTTACTATCCAAGGCTAAATTAAACAAAGTTAAGTCGCGAATTTTCCTTTCTAACTCTAGCCTAATACTAATCCCCCAGATATGAGATATTTTAAGTGGTCGCTTTTGCCCAATGATACGATTTTTATTCCACGGTGACTTAGGCATAATTAAATCTCCTATGATGTAGAGATTTAATTATGGTAGTTATCCCGAAAGGAGCGAAAAGCTGACATTATCTTGATAAAAGCAAGAAGAAAAACCCCGTTGGCGCAAATTTTGATTTGGGGAAACCTTCTAGTACGGAAGCTTTACCGAATGGAACAGGGGTACACAGGGACGCTTTGCCCGAATGCTGGCGTCCAGTGTCCCCGCAGACACTACATATAGTATTGCTTTCTTTTGACATAGGCACAACATATAGCGTTATCCACCGAAATGGCGGATAAGTGGGGCGATTCGGTGGAATGCGGGTTTTACCGAATGGAGAGCTTTAGTTCACCATTTATCGCCCTTTTTGAACGCTTGCTATAAGATGTTCATCTTCAGAGGATTGCATTGTTGAGAATTAATGTGGAAAATGAAACTTGGGCATTAATGGGGGCTGCATCAGCCATTGCCGTGCCGCTGATTTATAACACAGTAAAAGAAGCTATCTGGGAAACTAAAAAAAGAAAACGCGAAGAACGATATATCGTAATACAACTTATTTTCATGCTGGACAAATATATATCTCAGTGTGAATTCTTGTCTTATAATGACGGTATTTACGATCCTGAAAAAGAATACAAGGTAGTAGACTATGTTAAACCTGAACTGCAATTATCATCGGTAAAGGGTGACTATAAATATCTGGATGCAGATATGCTTTACAGGTTGTACAGCATTGACTCGAAATGTGCTCAGGTAATCAGTGAACTGTCAAACCTTGATGACTCTTACTTTGATGATGCGCCTGATTTCACTGGCTATTATGCCAGGCGGCAAGAGCTCTATGCAAAGCACGGCCTGTATGTAATCGAACTCTCAGAGAATATTTGCCGTAAATTCCGTATAAAACATGTTTCATGGGAAGGGGGATTTAACCCGGCAGTCTCCATCAGGGAACGTTTGGTTCAGATTCGCGCATCGAAATCCCGTGCCAATCTGCGCAGAATGGAAATGAAGGCGAAGCGAGCTGCAGAAAAGCAGCGAAAATTATTGCAAGGGTAGGATAAGCTGTGACTAGGGCTGCCAACCTTCCGCAGAGAGGAATACCCCCAAATGGGCGTAAAAAATCCGCATGGAGACGGTTATTCTCCTCCCTGCGGATTTATAGAACAAACGCTTGCTCTAAGTTCTCTGTAACAGGCTATGTTCATGTAAAAAATAAGATATATAGCTACGGGCGAGATCACAAAATAGTCGTGCCTCGCTGGCTGTCAACTCGTCATAATTTAATATATCGGCACCATGACGCACCCCGCCACCGCCAGGCGCTGAAAGGTACCCATAAATATTTACTAACCAGCCAGATACTTGATCTAGTGTTTTATGGCGGTTTAGCTGACGCATCTCTCCAATAATTTTTGAAAAATATTTACCAGATACATTACCGTCAGCCATTTGCACTCCCTTGAAAGCCGTTGTAATGGTTTCAAGCAACCAATATACTTCCTGAACGGCACCTCGATGATTTCCTACATCAAGAAGCTCTTCCGATTTTCTCAACGATGCCTGAATTACCTCATTGGCCTGCACATCAAACGAAGGAGCTATGGTAGGAACCGGTATAGGCTCATGGTTGCTTATCCTGATTAATAAGTCGGGTTCTTTTATAGCAAATCCCGTCGATTCTAAATGCTTATTAACGAAGTGCAGGGGCGGAATTTGAGCATTGACATTTGCAATATGGAGATCATGAAATCCGTCATATAAAGCCTCAATAAACAAAACAACGTTTTTCTGCGCTGTTCGGATCATTGCGTCCCCAAGGTCTGTTTTTGCCCAGCCTTCATCAGAGCTTTCACCAGTTGGGCTACCGGATGCATGTGCGAATCGACGTTTAAAAATTTCATATATGCGCTTATTGCTGCACTCAGCAACAATGGATTGGATTATTTCGCCCATTACCTCGTTAACAAAGACGGGATCAGCGGTGGCTGGGGCTTCGTATCTCCACGCAGAATTGAATTTAAGCATTGCCATAACTCCTTAGTTTGTACGCTTTGAACCACTCAAGTTTCTGTGCGACCTCGTTTCAGCCAGCGGGTAGCATGGCAGGCATCAGAACCAGCGAAAGACGTTCCCATTTTAATCATTTCTTCTTGTCAGTGAATTAATTGCGGCAGCAATTATAACCAGATAAGCGGTCTTAGTGCAGTGGTTTGGTCTTATGGGCGTACCGTATGTTTGCTATGTCCGTTTATGGCACTGAGCGGACTGTCTGATTAAATTTAGCCTTGAATTATAGCAGTCTTGGGTCAAATCTGAGCAGAGTATCTAAATTATAAGTATAAAAGAATTACCTAAAACAAAATAAAAAATGCCGATACGCTAGGAGTCATATCGGCATATAAAATAAACGCAAGAAGCAATGTAAGTCATGTCGTACTAATTCGTATCAAACCTGTCAATTCGATACACATGTAATGATAATTATTCTCATTAATATATTCAACCCTAAATTAAATAAGGTTACTTTGTAGCCTTTTCATCTACGCCGACCACAGAATCAACATCCACTTATACCGTTCACACAAGAGCTGTGAGTCGGCACCTTATTAACTAAATAAATCGGTAAATTTTATGTCAAAAGAGATAAGCGAATTACAGTTTAGTCTTCACTATGCCTCAGAAACAGACAGTGAAATGAATACTTCAGCCATTTTAACGGCGAATATCCATACGGCTGATGGCGAAACTCAACAACTCACACAATTAATTTGCACGACATCTCCCTCAGGTAAAAAGCAATATCGAATCGGTACACAAAAAATTAATGATGCAGGCGATCCATTGCTGGTGGCGATTGAATCTTATTGGCGCAAAAATACACAAGAGAGTTGTGTTTATTTGTTAGAGAAAGCGAAGCAATTTATTCAAGGACACTTACAACAAACGAATACATGGATATCCATGTACGGACTTGTGATTGTTTCTAATGCGTCACTTGAAGAGCAGTTGCCTGAAGGTTTATTAAAGGCACTTAAAGTATCAATACCCGCCTAATTTTTATCGTTTCACTTTTAACTTTCTCACACTAATTATCAACGGACACTCCTCTGGGGGTGACTATGCGTATGGATAAATTAACCAATGTGACTTATGGAACCGCAGGCCTAACGGCCTTTTTTGCCAGTCTCTCTTTATATGAATGGGGATTTGTTATCGGGATGGCATTCAGCATGGTTCTGGGGTTAGCCACTTACTTTATGACTCGTCGAGAGCAACGAAAACGCACTCAATTATTTGAAGAGCTTGTTCGTCATGTTGACCCGCAAAACCCGACCGAAACCCTAAAAAGGCTTGCTGAATTAATGGTGAAAGCGCCAAAGGATATTTAATGTCTCTCAAACAAAAAATAGCGGCGATAACAACAGCAGGAGCCACAGCAATTGCGATAGTAGTGATAGCCCATTTTGAAGGTGTACGTTATGAGCCTTATCGTGATGTGGCGGGTGTTCTAACAGTTTGTTATGGCCACACTGGAAACGACATCATTCAAGGTAAGACATACACACAACAAGAGTGTGACGAGTTACTACAGAAAGACTTTATCAGAACGCAACAGCAAGTTGATGTCCTGGTTAAAGTGCCGGTCGATGATAAAACAAAAGCGTCTCTATATTCCTTTGCCTTTAATGTGGGTACCACAGCTTTTGCACGTTCTACATTGCTAAAGAAATTAAATGCAGGTGATCAGAATGGTGCTTGTGAAGAAATGAAACGCTGGGTTTATGCTGGTGGAAGCGTGTGGCGGGGGTTAGTCAGTCGTAGAGAGGCGGAGTCAGCATTATGCAATGGAAGCCTTTAATCATCATCGTCGGTTTTATCCTTACATTACTCAGCACAGTCGCTGGTGGCATTTATCTCTCAATTGATCATTCATGTGTTAACGACAAAGCCAGTTTAGAAAAGCGCTGTCAGATAGCTCTCTCACATCATCGGTACTAATTATGAAACTAGGCGAAACGACAGTGTCCGTTGGTATTATCTTGATGATGACCATTTGCATTGTGTGGCAAAGTAACCAGCTTGATAAACTGAGTGAAAGCGTTACTAAGTTAGAAAAAGATAAATCATCACTTACTGAACAACTCTCACGCCAAAACTCAATCACAGAAAACGCCAACCGCACATTCAGGATTATCAACAATGTCTCATCACTTAATAGCGAAGAGCGGAATAGGTCAGCCGTGGATTCTGAAAAAGTTAAAACGGTTATCAAAACTGTTCTTGTCAATAATGATTGCGCCAATACTGCTATTCCTAATGATGCTCTTATCAGGATGCACGACTATTCAGAAAGAATACGTGCCAGTGGAACACATAGCGATACCGGCACACCTAACCGCTGATTGTCTATTGCCATACATACCCGAACAAATGACATGGGGTGAATCGTTAATGTTAAACATCTCCCTGTTATCGGTTATTGAGCAATGTAATTCAGACAAGAAAGCAATACGGGAAATTGAACAACAACGACAGGTGATAAAATGAAAGGTCCAATACTGGCATCAGTTAAATTTGATACCAGTCGATTAGATAAAAAAATTGAAGAGCTTAAATCAACGTTTTCTGATGGCGTTCTTGAGCATCTTCTCAGCGTACTCCCTAGCTTGTTTAGCAAGATCATCCTTGCGGATAACTCTTCCACAGGAACTACATTTGGCATCAATGAGGTCGTCTATTTTCTCGACCTTGACGCTGGAGCTTACAACGAGATCCTTGTGACAGCCAGGGCAGTAGAAGGTTCAGATAATCCAGTTAAATTCCGTGAAGAACTGGATAAAAGCATTCCGAAAGAATAAAAAAAGCCCAGCATGGGAGGCTGGGCAATACTAACAAGATATCAATTAAAGTGTAGCGATAACTACTTAGTATAGCTTAAATAGGTATATATACCAGATTGATTATTCCTATTTATCTCCCACTTAAATAAACAGCACAATATAAAAATAACCCTGTGAGTTTGATTTCACAGGGTGGCTGAATTTAAGCAAAAAATAAATACTCATTAATCATACTGCTATTTTTATTTCGTGCCAATAGAAGAAGGCGTAGCGTTGTCGCTGTCTCCTATGTTAGCTATGACCTGTTTTATTCTCGACAGAGAGCACATAGTGAGAACCAAAAACAACGAATACCACCGTTTTGTTATTTTCGGTCATTATCAGCAACGTCAGCTGTAGGTAGAAGGAGGGGCGTGACGATGGAGAGACATAAACCTATTTAATTCTACAAACGTCATTTATTTAGTGACGTATATGGATAGCCATCAGTTAACCACTGGTGGCTTTTTTATTGCGGAAAATTTGTAATGGAATAAAAAAAATGAAAAAACGCAATGTCTATGGTGGTCGCTGGGCTAAAGTGCGATTAGCATTTCTCAATGAACATCCGCTTTGCGTCATGTGCCAAGAGCAAGGACGTATTACTGCTGCCACAGTAGTTGACCACATTACTCCACATCGTCTTAAAGAAGCACTTGAATCAGGTGATAAAGAACGTATCGCAAAAGCTCAAGCCTTATTCTGGGACACAAAGAACTTTCAAAGCTTATGCGAACTGCATCATAACTCAACCAAACAACGTATCGAAAAGAGTGGCAAAGTCATTGGCTGTAATGCGGATGGCATTCCGCTCGATCCGAACTCTCATTGGAATAAATAACGTTGTGTAATCAAAAGTTAGTCGTACTTTTACTCGCTGATGGATTATGTAAACAAGTTGATATCACAGTCACACTGACATGCACTAATGACATGATCATGAATGCACCCGATATCCATTTGAAATAATTCTAAATTGAAATAACAACGGGTGGGGCGGGAGAAAAGTTCAAACACTTTCGCCCTGATTACCTAGCGCCCTCATTTGTGCGCACAACCGCGAAATGAAAAGTTTTTTTCTGGGAGGTTCCGATGGCAGGAAGACGCCCGAAACCGACCCACTTGAAGGTGGTCACCGGTAATCCGGGAAAACGAAAACTCAACGATAAAGAACCCCAACCTAAACGTGAAATTCCAAGCCCGCCCGAACATTTAACGGATTGGGGGAAAATGGCGTGGGCAAAATTAACCTTATTACTCGATGGAATGGGTGTTTTAACCGTGGCTGACACGCTGGCATTAGAACGGCTGTGTGATATCTACGCCGATATTCTTCAATTGCGAGACACCATTGCCATTGAGGGGCGGACATACACCACAAAAACGCAATCAGGGGATTTTTTAATTAAAGCGAATCCTGCTGTTGCCATGTTGGCCGATGCAGATCGCCGTTTTAAAAGTTATTTAGTCGAGTTTGGTTTAACCCCTGCCGCTCGCTCGAAGGTGAATATGGATGGTGGAGAAGAAGAGGAAGATCCGCTCAACCAATATTTCGGTTGATCCCGCAACACAATACGCGCAAGACGTGCATCAAGGCAAAATCTTAGCGGGGCCTGATATTCGTCATGCATGTGCACGTCATCTCAAAGATTTAAACGAAGCCGAGCAACGAGGATTAGTCTGGGATGTCGAGGCTGTCAAAAGGGTGATCGATTTTTTCTCGAAAGTCTTAAAGCTCAATGGCGGGGAACATGAAGGCAAACCGTTTATTTTATTGCCTTGGCAATGCTTTGTGATTGGCTCCATTTTTGGCTGGAAAATGACTGATGGTACACGGCGATTTCGCATTGTGTACGTTGAATCAGGTAAAGGTTCAGGAAAATCACCGATGGCGGGTGGCGTTGGGTTGTATTGTTTAGTCGCCGACAGTGAACCGCGTGCTGAAGTGTATGCGGCAGCCACGAAAAAAGACCAAGCCATGGTTTTGTTTCGTGATGCGGTGGCAATGGTTGATCAATCTCCCGCATTAAGTCAGCGGATCACCAAATCAGGCGGAACAGGCAAAGAGTGGAACTTGGCTTATTTGAAAACGAGTTCATTCTTTCGCCCGATTAGTTCGGATGATGGGCAATCAGGGCCTCGTCCCCATTGTGCGTTGATTGATGAAATTCATGAGCACAAAAATAATACCGCCGTCGAGATGATGCGAGCGGGTACAAAAGGTCGGCGGCAAGCCTTGATATTTATGATCACCAACAGTGGCCATGATAAAACCAGTGTGTGTTATGACTATCATGAATACGGACGAAAAGTCGCCGAAGGAACTATCGAAGACGACAGTTTCTTTTCCTATATTTGCTCACTGGATGAAGGCGATGATCCCTTTAAGGATGAGTCTTGCTGGGGGAAAGCCAATCCGTCACTGGGTTACACCTTTTCTGATCGCTACTTACGCGAGCAAGTGACACAAGCCCGAGGTATGCCCGCGAAAGAAAGCATTGTGCGTCGGCTTAATTTTTGTCAGTGGGTGGATGCTGATAATCCGTGGATTAACAGTGAAACATGGATGCAGTGTGAAAACACGTTCACATTTGATGATCTTCAAGGTGAAGAGTGTTATGGCGGATTGGATTTATCGGGAACCAAAGATTTAACCGCATTAGCCTTGTATTTTCCTCGTCTCAAACGTCTTTATGTCGAATTTTGGACACCCAAAGACACCTTATTGGATAGAGCGAAAACCGACCGAGTGCCTTACGACTTATGGGTAAGGCAAGGTTTTATGCATACGACGCCAGGGAATGCGGTGAGATATGAATTTGTGGCAGAACGTATTGCTGAAATGGCGATGCGCGTCAACATGAGAGCCATTGCCTTTGACCCTTATCGAATTAAATACCTTGAACCCAAACTCGATGAGGTGGGGGTGACAGTTCCTTTAACTCCGCATGGACAAGGATATTACAAAGCCAAGGACTCAGGGCTATGGATGCCACATTCTATCGAACTGTTTGAACAGCTAATTGATGACAAGAAGATTGAGATCCACACCAATCCTTGTTTGAGATGGAATGCCGCATCCGCTGTGCTTGAGGCTGACCAAAAAGATAACCGCGTCTTTGCCAAGAAAAAAAGCACTGGTCGAATTGATGGTGTGGTGGCATCAGCAATGGCGATTGGTGCTGCGGAAGGTGAGGTTGATGATGGCAACCTTGATGACTTTTTCTCTAACCCATTGAGTATGTGATGACAGATAAACAATATTCAATCGATTTGCGCACTAATCATGGTTGGTTTGCGCGTCTGGCTTCCTTCTTTGTTGGGGGAAGACTCGTGACACCTGAACAAGGTTCACAATCAGGCGTTATCTCAGCGCAAGGCTCGCTTGGTGATTCTTCTGTAAATGATGAGCGAATACTCCAAATATCCACGGTTTGGCGTTGTGTTAGCTTAATTTCGACGTTAACGGCTTGTTTGCCACTGGATGTGTTCGAAACGGATAAACAGGGAAATAGAACCAAAGTTGATTTAAGTAACCCATTGGCTCGATTACTGCGATATTCGCCCAATCAATATATGACCGCTCAAGAATTCCGAGAGGCAATGACTATGCAGCTTTGCTTTTATGGTAATGCTTTCGCGTTGATTGAGCGAAATAAAGTGGGTGATGTGATTAGCTTGCTTCCTCTGTTGTCTGCCAATATGGATGTACGCATGGAGGGGAAGAATATTATCTATAAATATCAGCGTGATCATGAGTTTGCGAAATTTAAACAACATGAAATTTTTCATTTAAAAGGGTTTGGTTTTAATGGATTAGTCGGATTGTCGCCTATTGCTTATGCGTGTAAGACAGCAAGCACGGCCGTTGCGATGGAAGATCAACAACGTGAGTTTTACGCTAATGGGGCTAAGTCTCCTAAAATTCTGACAACGGGCGATAAGGTATTGAATAAAGAGCAACGTAGCCAACTTGAAGAGAATTTCAAAGAAATTGCGGGTGGTCCCGTTAAAAAACGATTGTGGATCTTAGAAGGGGGATTTCAAGCACAAGATATTGGTGTTAGTCCTCAAGATGCAGAAACAATGTCTTCCCGCAAATTTCAAGTCAGTGAATTAGCCCGTTTTTTTGGTGTTCCCCCGCATTTAGTCGGCGATGTTGAAAAATCAACAAGTTGGGGAACAGGTATTGAGCAACAAAACTTAGGTTTTCTTCAATATACCTTACAACCCTATATCTCCCGATGGGAAAACTGCATTGCGCGTTGGCTTCTAAAACCCCCCGAAGTGGGAAAATACCATGCTGAACATAACCTTGATGGATTATTGCGAGGCGATTCTACTTCACGCGCCGCGTTTATGAAAGCGATGGGAGAATCGGGGCTAAGAACTATTAATGAAATGCGACGGCTTGATAATTATCCTCCTCTTGAAGGTGGAGATGTCGCTTACCGGCAAGCACAATATTTACCGATTAACCAACTCAATAAAGAGCCTCACGAAAGTGGGGCTTAATTATTTATGGGGGTTCAATGCCTGATATTAGAAAAACACTGAATTTTGATGAAGCGGAAATCAAATTTACGGGTGATGGCACACAAGGCGTTTTCGAAGGTTATGCCTCTGTATTTAGTCATCAAGATTCCGATGGTGACATTATTTTACCCGGTGCGTTTAAGCATGTTTTAGATAAGCAAAAACAAAAAGTCGCTATGTTTTATAACCATCGAGTCTGGGAGCTTCCTGTGGGGAAATGGGAGTACATGGAGGAAGATCAAAAAGGATTACGAGTGAGAGGACAACTGACACCCGGTCATAGTGCAGCTCAAGATCTAAAAGCGGCAATGAAGCATGGCACGGTTGACGGGCTTTCTATCGGATTCGGGTGTCTGCGTAATGATTTTGAGCGAACACCTTCAGGCCGTATTTTTAAAAATATCTCCCTGTTACGTGAAATTAGTATTTGTACATTTCCCGCTAATGACCAAGCACAGGTTTCATCACTCAAGAGCATCGATGGGTTATTAACGATCCGAGATATTGAGGATTGGCTGAGAGAGTCAGCCGGTTTATCAAAATCAGAAGCAGTCGGTTTTATTTCCCGCTTCAAATCCGCTATTCGGAGTGAGTCCGATGACACTCAACAATCCCTAGTCGCATCCATTGTTAACCAAATTAATGCATTTAATCTGAAAGGATAGAATATGTCTGACTTAGCTATTATCCAAGAAGCCATCGAAGGATCACAAAAAAAGGTGCAAGAGCTCTTCGATGCACAGAAGAAAGAAATTGAAGCTACTGGCGCAGTTTCAAAGCAATTACAAACAGATTTAGTCTTAGTTCAAGAGGAGTTAAAAAAAGCCGGTGAACGTCTGTTTGATTTAGAGCAGAAAGGGGCAACGAGCGCTGATGATCCTAATACGAAAAAAGATTTTTCTGAGCGAGCAGCAGAAGCGCTGACAAAATCATGGAATGGGAGTCAGGCTTCTTATGAAGTGAAAACCTTTAATAAATCATTAGGCAGTGATGCGAGCTCAGCCGGAGTTCTCATTCAGCCGATGCAAGTACCGGGTATTATTATGCCGGGGATGCGTCGTTTAGTTATCCGCGATTTATTAGCACAAGGTCGTATTTCCAGTAACTCACTGGAATATGTACGCGAAAAATTGTTTACCAATAGCGCGGCACCAGTGAAAGAAAAGGCACAAAAGCCAGAATCTAATCTGACGTTTGAAAAACAAACGGCAAATGTGATCACTATTGCTCATTGGATCCAAGCGTCTCGCCAAGTGATGGATGATGCTGTGCAGTTACAGTCTTACGTTAATAACCGCTTATTGTATGGCTTAGCATTAGTGGAAGAGGAGCAATTACTCAATGGTGACGGTACAGCGGATAATTTGACGGGGATTAATCATGTTGCCACTGCTTATGATACCACGTTGAGTGCTACGGGCGACACGCATGCTGACTTGATTGCTCATGCCATTTATCAGGTAACAGAATCTGAATTTAGCGCCTCTGGTATTATTTTAAATCCTCGTGATTGGCATGCCATTGCGTTAATGAAAGATAAAGAAGGGCGTTATATTTTTGGAGGTCCACAAGCGTTTACTTCAAATGTAATGTGGGGATTACCTGTTGTTCCAACAAAAGCACAAAAACAAGGTGAGTTTACTGTTGGTGCATTTGATTTGGCGTCTCAAGTATGGGATCGAATGAATGCAGTTATCGAAGTGAGTCGAGAAGATCGTGATAACTTTGTGAAGAATATGCTGACCATTTTGTGTGAAGAGCGTTTAGCATTAGCCCATTATCGCCCTCAAGCCTTAATTAAAGGAACTTTCCCAACGTCTGGAAGAAGTGCTTAAGTAATAGGTCGGGGTAGGTAACTATCCCGTATTACATCATGAATATCTTAGATGTCATTCCTCTTTCTTTATTAAAACAGCATCTCGAATACAGCGGTGATGATCGCGATGAGCAGATTCTATTTTATGCACAAAGCGCATTAAATTATTGTTTGAGATGGTGTGATGAACCAGCATGGAAATCACCCGATGATATCCCTTATGAAGTGAAATCGGCCATGCTTTTGGTGCTGGGGGATATGTTTGAACATCGAACCAGCCAAAGTGAAATTCCGTTATATGAAAATAAAGCAGCAGAACGATTGTTACTGCTTTGTCGAAATTGGCGAGGTAGTTAATGGATCCGGGACGATTACGCCACACTATTCATATTCAAAAATCAGTATTAGCGCCCGATGCCATCAGTGGCAATGATGTGATTTGGACGGATCATGCGACAAAAGTACGTGCAGCGATCATGCCTTATCAAGGGCGGGAATATTTTCAAGCCCAACAAGTACAAAGTGAGGCCACAACACGAATTATTATTCGCTATATCGCTGACATTGATACTTCGATGCGTATTGTATGGGGTAAGCGACTATTTAATATTATTTCGATTATTGACCCTTATGAGCGTCATCGTGAGCTTCAATTGATGTGCAAAGAGGGCGTGAATGATGGGTGAGATTAAAATCAGTGGATTGTCTGAACTCGCTCAACGAATGCAAGACATTGCCCGTAAAACCAGAAATCAAAGTGCGCGTAAGGCGATGAATGCAGGCGCTTCGGCGTTAAAGCAGGAAATCAAACATCGAGTGCCGATCCTTAAGGAAACGGTGCCTCATCGACGCAAAGGCACCATCAAGCGCAATATTCGTTCTAAAACGAAAGTGCAGCGTAATGGACAAGTCAAAACGCGCATTTGGGTGAAATCATTATCGGGTAAAAAGGTGTCTGTCTTTAAACAGGTAACGGGAAAAAGTGCGGCATTGAATCCAAATGATCCGTTTTATTGGTGGTTTGTCGAGTTTGGTACCGCCAAGATGCCCGCACAACCGTTTATGCGCCCCAGCTTTGAAGCGAAAAAGGAAGCGACGGCTAAAGTGATTGTTCAAACACTCAAAGAGGATATTGAAAAAACAAGGTAGAGATCATGATACAGCAATTAAAAGAGACCCTTTCACCGCTGGTCGATGGAAGGGTTTTTTTTCAGGTATTACCTGAAGGCAAAAGGCATTATCCCGCCATTGTGATCCAGTTCGCCAGCATCACGCCTAACAGTGCGCTGGAGGATACAGATTTAGACAACTATCGTGTGCAACTTGATGTGTATGCGCCACAGCCACAACCCCTCATGGTCTTGCGTAAAAACATTGAGGCTCAGATTGTTGAGGCGATCCCATTTGCACAACGGGTGAATGCGGTCTTTGGGTATGAAGCGGATGTCAAATTGCATCGGCTTGTTCTCGAATTAATGATTTCATCAGATAAATAAGGAATGGATATGGCAAAGTCAAAAAACCATAAAGCGACGCCTTTCCTCGGCACGAAGATCTTTGTGCAAACCGGCTTAGGGGAGGCGATGACAGTGACGGAAGCGACGTTATCACCCGCAACCATTACCATCGCCAATAATAAACTGAAAGCGGATGACATGATTATGTTATCGGGTTTAGGGGAGTTAGATGGGCGTTTTCCCATTGCACAGGTTGATGGCAATAAAGTGACCCTGTGCGACGAAGTGGATTGGAGTGATAAAACGCTACCTACGGATTTTTCAAACGCCAAAGCACAACGTATTCAATGGTCTAATAATTTCTGTGCGGTAAAAAGTTTCAGTAAAGACGGTTCGACAACCGAACAAATTGATGTCACCACCATTTGCAGTGATGGCAAGGAATATGAATCCGGTGATACGGAATACGGCTCAATTAAATTGACCTTCTTCTTACGTTATAGCTCCAGTGATGTGCAGCGACTCTTGCGTAAATATGAAAACAGCAAAGAAAAATTTGCGGTGAAAATGGTATTAACACGAGATGAAGGCTCCATGTTTTATTACGGCTCTGTCGAAACGGGCATGAACATTGATGGCAGTGTAGGGCAAATGATGGATTCGGGGATCTCGATTAAATTGTCTGGCCGTGATTATTTGAATGTGAAGAAATAACCCTTAACTCACCTCTCTTATTATTTCTCATCTCCCTTCTCGATAAAAAATCTTAGGAGTGATTATGTCTAACGCTTTATTGCGAGAATTGGTGTTAAACCAAGCACTGAAAGTGACGCCTTTTACCTATTTAGACAACACCTTTTATGTTAAAGAGCTGGATGTTGGCACAATGAATTACATTCAGCGCAAACTTCGCCAAATTAAAATCAAGCTTGCCGAAGCGCAGGACATTTACTTAGACGAAGACGATCCCGAACAATTTAATGAGGCGATAAATCGTGTTTACGATGAATACGATGTCGCCAGAATGTTGGCCTTTAAGTTGTGTGATGAAAAAGGGGAACTGCTTTTTGATGCTGAAAATGAAGAAGACTTAAAAGGTCTTAATCGTCTAGGGCAAGGGTTCTCTAATGCGGTGTTTACGGCCGAAGCGGGGAACAGCGAAAAAAACTTGGAGACCGACGACAATTTCAATTGATATTGTCGTTGGCGCTGGGAAAAACGCTCGCGGAAATCGAGCAAATGCCCGAAAGCCACTTGTGTGAATATGAGGCCTTTTATCGTAAACAACCCTTTGGTTTATGGCGAGAGGATTATCGGATGGCACAAGTGGCGCATCTTCTCGCGATGATAAATCGTGATCCGAAAACGTCTCCGCCTGAATTGATGGATTTTATGCCGATGTGGAAGAAGAAAATCACGGAAGAAGAACTGTGGGATAATGTCACTGAGAGTGTATTAGCTAATCGATAGCCCCACATCCGTGGGGCTTAATCGTTAACCACCGCGAGACATTTTCTCAATTTTTTTATCCGTATTGTATTGAGAAAGGGCATAAACCGACCAGATAGCCGCAGGGATCCACCCAATTAAGGTGATTTGTAGGATAAGGCAGAAGATGCCAGCAAATGGGCGACCAATCGTGAAAAATTGTAACCAAGGTAGTAATAACGCCAGAATAAGTCTCATAAAACCCCCTCTATTATTCGAAATTTCAGTTTATCAATAATTAAAGCAATAGCAAATAACAAGGAATATTGCATTTATTCAGGGTGAAAGTTTGCTTTTGTAGTGTTCATACCAAGGATTGAATTTATGGCGGGAGCATTAGGTAGATTAAATATTGATTTGACGCTGAATACGGCAAATTTCACAAATGCGATCAACCGTAGCCAGCGCCAAACAGAACAATTTGGGCAAAGTATTCGCGTCAGCCTTCAAGCTATCACCGTGCAACAAGAGCGAATGGTATCGCAAACCGCAAAATCCTCGGCGCTTTTTGCCCGTTTTGCGAGTGTCACCGCAAGTGCATTATCCATTCATCAAGTCATTAATTATGCCGATAGTTGGACGGAATTACAGAACCGCTTAAAACTGGTGACAGAAAGCTCCGTTGAGTTAAATAAAGCCACACAAGCGGTTTATGATATTGCCCAAAAAACCTATCAATCATTGGATGCCACAGCACAGGTTTATCAACGTTTTGCGGATAATGCCGATCGCTTAGGATTAAGTCAGCAAAAAGTCGCTGAACTCACGGAAACTGTCTCAAAAGCCGTGGCGATTTCAGGAGCGAGTGCAACCGCAGCCCAAGCGGCATTAACTCAATTTGGTCAAGCATTAGCCTCGGGTCAGTTACGTGGCGAAGAGCTAAATTCAGTGATGGAGCAAACGCCTGCGTTAGCGAAAGCCATCGCTGACGGAATGAATGTTAGTGTGGGTGAACTAAGGAAGAAAGCCCAAGACGGTGAAATGACGATTGAAAAAGTCATTCAAGCCTTAGAACGTGCAGCCGACAGTGTGGATAAAAAATTTGCTACCAGCGTGACAACGGTTAGCCAAGGTTTTACTAATCTTCAATCGGCGATGACAAAATTTATCGGTGAAGCGAATCAAGGTACAGGTGCGACTCAGCTTTTTACCACAGGGATGACCACTCTTGCCGATAATCTATCGTTAGTCGCTAAAGTAGTCGAAGGGATCGCCGTCACGGCATTGGTAGCAAAACTCTCTCAATGGACGAAAGCCACTTATCTGAAAAATCAGACAACGTTGAATGAAGCCAAAGCCACATTACAGAGTGCAGAGGCAAACAGTGTGGCAGCAACCAGTGCCGTGAGGAAGGCATGGGCGGATAAAGAAGCCACCACATCGGCGCTCAATAGAGCCAAAATGGAATATCAAGTTGCTAGAGGCACTAACGCGGAAAAAATAGCACTTGATAACCTTATCGCCACAAAGTCACTCGCAAGAACAGCCTCTCTAAATTATACACAGGCATTAACCGCCGAAAACGTTGCTCAACGTGCATTAACGACCGCTCGGCGTCAATCAACGGTGGCGGGGCGAGCACTTAACAGTGTTATGGGATTCGCGGGTGGCCCTATTGGATTAGTGTTGACGGGTGTTGCAGCATTGGGCATGGGATTGTATGAATACAGCGAAAATGTCAAACAAGCCAAACTCGAATCGATTGAATTTGCCAATTCCCTTGATACATCAACAGAAGCGTTAAACAAAATGAGCAATGCCACATTAGTGGCGAATTTAAGTAAAGTTTCATCGGGCATTAACGCGCAATTGGAGAAAGTCGAGGAGCTTAAACAACAGGTCATTTCCTTACAAGGTCTATCAAAATACAGCGTTGAGAGTGAAAAGGCGTTTGCTGAACAAGGTGTGGGGGATTTATACCTTAAACGAGTGGCTGAAAAGCAAAAAGAGCTTGATGCTGCGATGGGGACATATGCAGAGCAAGTTAATAACTTAGAGCGTCAGCGAGCCAATATGCAAAATATGTTGGCGACACTCAAAGAAAAAGTGGGCGATCAAGCTCCGGAATATAAACGCTATGCCACTGAGTTACAAAATGTTGATGCCGTTATCAATTCACTTAAGGCGAGTTTAAAGAGTTTAGGCATTGAATATGAATCACTCATTGATATCACGCTTCAGGCGACAAATAGCCAAGTGAATGTCGCCACGGCGATTGCTAAACAGATTGATGAATCGATTGAAAAATCGCAACGTTCAGTGGCAAAAGCGCAAGCCACAGGGAAGGCATTAGCGAAATTAAATGCAGAAGATGTATTGGCTTCACGCAAAATTACGCCAGATATGCAAGGCTACGATAAGGCCTTACAAGCTGAAATTGAGGCACAACTGGCACTGCAAGCCAAACGGACGTATAAGCCCAGCCACAAATCAACCATTGATTATGCCAAGCAATACACCAAAATCTTAACGGAATTAGAGGAAAAACAAGCCTCACTGATTGCAGATGGACAAAGTATTCAGCTGTATGGCACTACCTCTTCCTTTAATGAATACACATCCGCATTAGCTGATATCAAACAGAATAAAGACAAGTTTGATGCCATCTTAAAAATCGATTCCAAAGCCATTGAGACGATAAAAGAAAAAGCGAAAGCCATTGATGATTTAGCTCGTGCTAACTCGGTTGCGCAATTTGCTTATGATCGCGGTAAAGAAATTGAGCAGATGCAATTTGAAACCACCTTGATAGGAAAGACACGCGCAGAGCAAGAAAAGCTTAATGCCCTTCGTCAGATTGATGTGCTGTATCAGCAAGCCAGTGTGGATTTAGGCGAAAAAGAGCTGGTGAACTTACAACGTAATGTCGAACTCACTAAACAGCAGATTGAGGAAGAGCTAAGGAAGCGAGAGGCCATGAAAGGCGATCCGATGGCGGGATTAAAACAAGGTTTATCGGATTTCAGTGAGTCGGCTATGGATGTGATGGAAAACGTCAGAAACGTCACCACCAATGCCCTTAATAATATGTCTGATGCATTAGCCGATTTTGCTTTAACGGGCAAAGGAAGCTTTAAAGATTTTGCCAATGCGGTGATCTCCGATATCACTCGAATGGTGATGAAAATGCTGATTTTCAAAGCCATTGAAGCAGGTGGGCAGGCAATGGGCTTTGATATGGGATGGATGAGCAAAGGGCATGCTTACGGTGGTTATACAGGGCATGGCGGGAAATTCGAACCTAAAGGGATTGTGCATGGTGGTGAGTTTGTTTTTACCAAAGAAGCGACGGCTAAATTAGGTGTCGGCAATCTCTATCGCTTAATGCATGCTGCGCAAGGTTATGCTTCGGGGGGCTTTGTGGGCTCTGTCGCAGGACGAATACCCGTTACACCACAACCGACGTTAGCCCGTGCGGGTAGTGTGCAAATGACAGTCGTTAATCATATTACGGTGACAGGAAATGGTGACGCTGTACTTGCGCAGGCAATGAAAGAAGCCGCACAACAAGGGACAGAAGCAGGCGCACAGAAAGCTCACGCGATGATGTTACAAGACTTTCAAAGTAATGGCGCAGCACGCAGAACATTAGGAGTTTAAATGTCTATTCTTGAATGGCCAAAAGAGGTGATCCCCACACAGGAAAACTGGCAATTATTGAGTAACAGCAAAACCTTTACCTCGCCATTTAATGGAGGTAGCCAGACGGTACGCTTTCCTGGAAGTCGTTGGCGTTGTGAGCTGACATTCAATAATTTAAATGAAGAGAAATCGCGCCAGTTAGAAGCGCTGGTGGCCTCATTGGATGGGATGTCGGGACGGGTCAAAATATCAAGCTGGATAAGAAAAGGGCGTTATGGGTATGGTTCGCCTCGTATTGCAATACCGAGCCAATTGGGACATCGGCTAGAAACAAAGGACTGGAAGCGCAATATGCGCGTGTTACAGCAAGGGGATCGTTTAACTGTGGGTAATGAACTCAAAATGGTGGTGGCAGATGTGGTCAGTGATAATCAAGGACGTGCCATTATTCTTATTTCGCCGATGTTAAGAACGTCACCTACCGTCAATGAAATGCTCGAGGTTGAGCGTCCTTTTGGAGTTTTTCGGCTCGTTGATAATGAACAGGGTAAATTTCAGCATCGTCGCTTGGGGTATACCAATATCACGTTATCTTTTGAGGAGGTGTTGTACTAATGCAATATCATCCATTTTCTGACGCCATGGTCAACGCGATTAATGAGGGGGCTTATATCGTCTTAGCCGCCAGACTCGATTTAAAATCAGGCGTGACCTGTGCGCATACCGGTGTTGGGCAACTGATTATTGCGGGGGAAACCTATTTAGGTGTAGGAAGTTTAGGCGAAATCAGTCAGCTAAAAGAAAATAAGACAACCAGTCCACCACAATTACAGCTTAAATTGGCCGGTTTTGATAAATCGCTGGTGGGGATGGTGATGAATGAGCAAAGTCGAGGGCGAGAAGTGCGGTTGATGATGGCCGCCATCGGTGAAGAGGGTAAACCGTTGCTTGCTGAAATCTTATTTGTTGGACAAATCACATCTATCAATGTGGTGTCTGGCGAAGAAAATGCCGTATGTGTTAATGTTTCTAATCGATTCGAACGATGGTCAATCGGGTTACCCGATAGATTCACTGATGAATCTTGGTCGTCAAGAAGGCAAGGGGATCGCATCTTTCGTTATGTTGCTCAAATGGCTGAACGAGCGATTTATTGGGGCAGCAAGAAAGATGCACCTGCATTTATTTATAAGTAATTGCGAAGGGGATAACATGGCTAAATCGTTATTCATAATCTGTTTTTCAATAATCTTATCGGGTTGCTCAGTGAAAAAAGAAATAGTACCTATCGGTGGTAGTAAAGCTGATGGTACGGTTCGTATGGGTTATACATATGGTGATAAATTCGGTGCTTTTGAAGTTCCTGTTGTTGATATAGAACGTGCAAACGAATTAGCAACAAAAAAATGTAAAACTTGGGGATATGAAGGCGCTGAAGCATTTGGTGGGAAAACTGAAAATTGTGGTATGAGTAATGGATTTGCATGTACAAGAATGAATGTTGCTATTGAATATCAATGCATCGGTGGTAAATCAGCACAATATTAGGTAATACAATTAGTTAATGATTTTTGCTTAATATGAGAAGTAGATGATAGTTCATATTATAAGCGGAAAGGATGATGAATGAAACAACCTAACTGGACACTCCAGTTACCAGAAACCATAAGGGTGGCGATGAGCCGCCCTTTTTCATGGGGCAAATTTGATTGTTGTATTTTTGCCTCTGAATGTATTGACGCACAATGCGGTTTCTCGCCAATAAAGCCTTATCTCAATCACTATAAAACCAAAGCCGAAGCCTTCAATCTTATCAAATCTAAATTTGGCTCCTTAGAGAAAGCCGTTTCACGCTATTTCAAATCCATTGAGATTGAACGCGTTCAGCGTGGCGACCTCGTATTGTTTAAAGGTGAGGACGGTGACAGCTTAGCGGTGGTTTGGGCGGGGCATTATTGGGGCGTAACCCCAGAAGGCGTGAAGCCAGTGCAGATTAACCCAATAAAAGCGTGGAGAGTGGAATAATGGGTGGGAGTGGTGGATTAATTTCAAAAGTCTTGGGTGCTGGCTTAATGATTGCTGGGCTGTTTAATGGTGGTGTTACTGCGGGAATAGGGATTGCTTTAATGTCGGCTGGTGTCGCAGTTCAAATGGCAGGCTCATTGATCTTTAAGCCTAAACTACCCTCCATGAATTATCGAGATACAGGTGAACGCAAACAGATGTTACGTTCATCGTCTGCCCCTGAAACCGTAATCATCGGAAAAATAGTGATATCGGGTTTGCTTTTCTTCGCAGAGGAAGAAACTGGCGAACAAGATGAAAATGAAAAAATCACATTGGCATTGGCACTTGCTGGACACCCCATAGAGAAAATTGGGAAGATTTGGTTGGGGGATGATCTCATTGAGACATTTGGTGATAAAGCCTCATGGGAATTACATAACGATAGGGAAGATGCCGATCCCTTTATGCTTAAAAATTGCTCGTCATGGAAAGAGGATATGATTGGTCGAGGTCTAGCGTGGTTACGTGTGACACTCACGTTTGACCAAGAAAAATTCCCCTATGGATTACCCAATGTGAAATGTGAAGTCTGGGGAAAACATCTGTTTGATCCTCGCACTGGGAAAACTGCATGGAGTAATAATGGGGCTTTAGTCATTTTGGATTATTATCGCCATTATTTAAAAGTGCCTGATACGGATATTGATTTTGACAGCTTTAAACAGGCGGCCGATTTATGTGATGAAAAAGTGAGTCTACCAGAAGGTGGATTTGAGTCGCGATATACCCTTAATGGTGCCTATGACTTAAATGAGAGTCCATCCAGTGTCTTGGAAGCAATGCACAAATGCATTAACGCGGAACCGACATTCACCGCAGGAAAACACGGTATTCAAATCGGCGCTTATTATGGGCCGGCAATAAAAACCATCACTGAATCACAGTTGATTGGCACCGTCACTTGTACCCCTGAAACAGGTTTAAAAGACGCGACCAATGCGGTGTATGGCACATTTATTGATGCCGAACAGTTGTACACAAAAACCGACTTCACGCCTGTGATTGTGGACGAATGGGTGAAAGAGGATGGCTTAGAAATTCGAGAGAATATCGACTATCGTTTTGTCACCAGCCCTTATCAAGCCCAACGATTAGCCCGCCAATATCTCCGCAAAAAGAAAGCCGGAAGACGGGTTCAACTCACGATGAACTTAGACGGCTATGCTTATCGTCCGGGGGAAGTTGTGCTTTTAGAACTACCCGCTTTGGGAATTAGTGGGCTGGAATTCCGTATTGCTGAATGGACCTTCCATGCTTTAGAAGGTGTCTCTCTGACATTAGAAGAAGATGGTGCTTATTTATATGAAGACGTCATTGGGAAACCTTTTGTTAGACCCCCATTCACTAAATTACCCACCGGCGGTGTAGCAGCACCTATTAATCTTACCTTTGTTCCACTTGCAGTCAGTGACATCGTGCAAGGTACGCTTTCTTGGCAGAATGTGGCGTCTGATGTGCGCTATAACACGGTCAATATTTTCCAGAATGGCAAGGTTATACAGTCTATTCAGGTGCCGGGTGAACGTGTTGATATTAACGGTTTAATGAGAGGCACTTATCGTGTTGAAGTCAGAGCAACAAATGTGGCTGGTGCGATGTCGGCACCCGCTATCAGTGATTTTGCTATCCAAGCACCGCCGGCTCCCATTAAGGTTGATGTTACTTCGGGAATGTTCAGCCTCACCGTCTCACCAAAACAAGGTGATAGTGCTGTCTTGGGTTATACCTTTGAATTTTGGTTTAGTGAGGAAAAACTCGCCAATCTCTCTGAACATGAGGTAATGGTTCATACTCATAAAGTAGGACAGGGGCATTACTGGACACAAGAAAACCTGAAACCAGGATATACCTATTATTTTTATGTCCGAACTTTAAATAGCTATGGTAAATCGCCGTTTGTGGAAGCTTCAGGTGTTTGCTCTGCTCAAGCGAATTTACTTCTTGATGAATTAGCGGGGCAAATCAGTCGAGATCAACTCGCGCAAGACTTATTGGGTGAAATTAACAGTAAAGCAAACCAAATCGAGATTACTGAATTACATGAGTTGATGAGGCTAAATCACGACAAGATTTTATCTGAGTTGATGAGGCATGGTGCGACAATTGAAGAAAGTGAAAAAAAACTGGAGGAGGTAGAAAAATTACTGGCTGAGCGGATTAACCAAGTTTCAACGGTAACAGAGGCTCAGGCCGCTGCAATTAAACAAGAGCAACAAGCACGTATTGAGGCTGATAAAACTGAAGCGCAACAACGACAATCCTTAGCCACTCAACTTCGTGGTGATTATACTGGCAATGATTTATCGAAAGTCACCGCAGGACTTATCTCCGCCGAGAAACAAGCGCGTGTTATAGGCGACCAAGCGGAAGCCAAAGCCAGACAGTCATTGGAAACACGGATGAATGGGAATGTTTCAGCGATTAATCAATCACTAGAAACCCTCACCTCGAAACAGCAAGCGCAAACGCAAGAGATTTCAACGCTCAATTCAACTCTTAAAGGGAAAGCTGATAGTAGTGCAGTAAATGCATTAAATACGCGAGTATCTAATATCGATGGCAAAGTGACGTCCGCAACCTCTCAGGTACAAACGTTATCCAGCAAATTAGATAAAGTGAAAGCCGATTTAACGGAGTCTGTGGTGGTGGATTTAGATTTATCTAAACTCAATGAAAATACCTATTATCCAGTTATTTTACCTTTAGTAACCTCTCGACGTTATGCCTTTAAGGTTTTTAGAACCTTAGGGCAATATTCAGACAATAAACCCAGCTATGCGACTCACAGCACTAAAGGCTTTGCCATGATTGTGGAATGGCAAGTCAGTGGTTCTGGATGGGGAACTCAGTCTGAAAATCGCATCATTGATAATTTTGATTGGAAATGGACAAATCAATCCCCTGTGATGGGACCCGCTCAATTAACGAATGGCTCTGTGGAATATATTTATTTACGGGGAGGGGCAAAATATCAGTTAACTAAACATAAAAGTGTTAACCATCAAATTATCACCAGCACTTATACCAACAACAAGCAATCGGTGGCACCGAAAGGGTTTGTGGCGAATGACGTGCCTAAATCGAGCGAACAGAAAGCCAATGCAACAGCGAATGCGGTAAATCAACTTGAAACCAAAGTGACAGAGGTTTCAGGTAAAGTGACTTCTACCGCCCAGCAAGTCACTCGCCTAGAAAGCCAAGTGGGTACAAGTTCAGCCAAAATCGAACAAACGTCGAAAGTGGTCACTGATTTAAATGGCAAAATCTCCGCATCATGGACAATGAAAGTCCAGCAGGATAGCAAAGGGAATAAAGTCATTACTGGCATTGGCTTAGGATTCAATGCGCAAGGAAATAGTCAATTTCTGGTTAATGCCCAAAACTTTGCAGTGATATCGTCATTAAACGGTAAAGTGGTGACACCTTTTGTTATTCAAAATGGACAAGCTTTTTTCAATGATGCGTTATTTAGCAAGGCTACCATTGATAAGCTTTTAGTGGGGAAAAAAATCATCTCCACGAATTATCAAGCAGGAAAACGAGGGTTTAATATTGATGGAAAAACTGGCAATGTAGAACTAAATAATGCCACGTTTAGAGGACGGATTGAGGGGGCTGATGGGCACTTCAGTGGAACAGTAGATGCGAAGAGGATTTTGGGAGATGTGTATTTTGCAACGAATAAAGTTATTTCGGGAACACCATTGAACAACAAGATATATCCAAAAGGAAAGCTTGAAACAGGATGGGTTAAAGCTATTGAAATAAGTTCTGATAATTTTGCGCGGGTATTAGATGCTAGATTAGCATGTGTTTTTGAAACTAAACCAGCCAGTAGAGGAGGTAATCAGTCAACACATGCATTTTTAGTGGGGGTTGATGATGGGAAGGGGGGAATAAAGGTTCTTGCAAGACAAGATGGCACTGAGCATCTTGTTAACGGTGTGAAAGTAACAATAATAGTTGATGATATTCCAATTCCGGCAACAGGTCGTGGAGGAAGTATATTTATCTATATGCGGGCGTATACAGTAAATATGAATCCCACCCCTGTTAACACTAACAGGAGTGTGAAATTTACATTTTCAAATACAAAGAGACTTGAAATATTCAAGGAAGGTTCAAGTTTAATTAAACCGTTAAACCATTAAACCATCGTGATTGTTTCTACTTATAGAAATATGTGGAGCAACAATTCCTGCTAAGAAAAGTAACGTCAAAATAATTGTGGATGCAAACTTTAATGATGGTTATTCCAGAATGGGGAGTTATATGATTATCGCATCACGTCATGTAGGAGGACGATTTAGTTTAAAAAAATAAAAGAAAATTAAAATAAAAATAAAAAGCCCCTTATTATGGGGCTATTCTTTTCTATTTACATTTAAATCTACACTTTTTACGTGATTTATTTGCTTTATTGTTTGAATAATAAGAATTTCTTCTTCTTCGCTATTAATAAAACCAGTAACAATTACATGTCCAATTTCGGTACGAATAGCCAATGATTCACTGTTAATATTGGGTGTTCTCTGTAAAGTTGTGCGGATTTTTTCAGTAATAGCTACATCACTCAATGTATCATTAATCTTTTTATCTAAATAGTTTTCATTTGAGTCGCTAAATAATGATGATTGTGAGAAAACATCGCTACTTATGAAGATTAAGCCTATAGAAAGTAGGCATTTATTTATAGGTTTCACCTTTTATGAGCCTTCTACAAGTTATTTTTACTACTTAATTTTAGTGTTATTAAGTATGCTTTTTAGCATGATATAGAATAAAAGCTGGTAAAATCATAACCTATGTTATTTTATTAATAAATAATAGAGCTTTTAAATAATATTTATCTATTTTCTTTTATCATGGTTTTATTTGGAAAATCAGCTTCGGATAATAATGTTTGTGGTGTAACACCTAAAATAGATGCTATGTTAATTAAGTATTCTAGTGTTATTTTTGTATGTCCATTTTCTATTCTAGAATAATGTTGCTGGCTTATTCCGAGTTCTCTGCTCATTTCGGTACCGGTTATCCTTAACTTCTTTCTACTTTGTTTTATTCTGTTTGCTACAATTAAATTAATATTATTCATTTTTATCTAATAGATAATTAGCCTCCTCATTAATGAAGAGGCTAAGATTTATATTACCATTCTAAATTCACACCAGCATTGTAAGTAACACCTTCAAAATTTCCAGTGTTAGTGGCAATACCTGCTTTTAATGCAACACTTTCATTTACACGATAACCAGAGCCAACAGCAATTGCTGTTTCAGAGTTATATCCTCCTACTGCTGCAGTAAAATTAAATTTCCCAACACCATAAGGTTGGAATAACCCATTCAATGCGGCTTGTGATGCTAAACCTCGATGCATTTCTTTTGCCACATCTCTAATATAATGCTCATTACTAACGATTTTACTCTCCAGTTGATCAAACCGCTGGTTATTGTTTTTCATCTCATTGGAGATTTTATTAATACTATTCGTATTGTTGGTAATATTTTGCTCATTTTTCACAATGGAGTTTGTGTTATTTTTAATTGCATTTGAGTTTTCATCAATACGTTGGTTATTGTTTTTCACCTCGTCGGAGATTTTATTAATACTATTCGTATTGTTGGTAATATTTTGCTCATTTTTCACAATGGAGTTTGTGTTATTTTTAATTGCATTTGAGTTTTCAACAATATTCTTCTTGTTGTCATCTATTTGAGTTTTATTGTCAGTAATTCTTTTAGAAAGAGCATTATCTGCACTTTCCATTACAGACTGAAGATCTTTTAATTGCGCAACATTCACTGCGTCGGTATCTTTCGAACCCGCTGCAAGATTGGTTAATTGACGAGTATTTGCATGCTGAATAATTTCACCATTTTCATTAGTTACTGTATCATTACCAATAGAAATTGCGCCTTTAGTTGAAATATAGGTACTAAGCAATCCAGATTTTTCTGCTTGAAGTTTTTGTAACTCAGCATACTCCGGAGTACTGTTCAAAGCAGCAGAACGTTTTACTACTTCGCTTTGATATTGAGCGCGTAGTTCATTTATTTTTTTAGAATACTCTTCCCCCTGTAAGTTTGAATCATAGACTTCTTGCAGTTTTTGATTATATTCATTGCTTAATGAATAGTAAGCATTTGCAATTGGGTCAACGATTTTACTATATTCATTTATCTTGCTATTAAGTTCTTTCAGTCTTTCTTGGGTTTGAGCAGACATTTTTGCTGTTATGGAGGATTCATTACCTACAGTTTTTTCAGCGGATAAATATCCTACGTCACCTTTTACTCTATTCGCAACAGAGTCCAAACCTAATGCTACGGAACCCCAGCTTTGTGAGCTGGCACCAGAACCCAATGCGGTTGAGCTTTTGCCTTCTGCAATAGCCCCATTTCCTATAGCTGTTGTATAGGCATTATTCGCCTTGGCTTTACCTCCCAGAGCAACACTTGCAACATCAGTTGTTTGACTTGAATCACCAATTGCTATACCACCTGTAACGCTAATCGGGTTTTCAGTTGGAAATTTTTCGCGCCATTTTCCTTGTGATGCATTTTTCCCAATAGCAATACCACTTCCGCCAGATACTTTTGCGTTATCACCTAGACTAATAGCACTAGAACCATTGGTTAACGAGTTATTCCCAAGAGCAATTGCATTATTGCCCACGACATTAGATTTAGTACCAAGTGCTATAGAATTAGAGCCATAGCCTATTTTTGAATTTGCTCCAATAGCAACACTGTTGCTACCTTTTACAGCAGTACTATCATGTCCAATAGCAATGTTATTTTCACCAGATGCCTGAGAATTAGTTCCATTTGCAATACTATTTTTACCCAAACTTTCTGAGTGTAAACCTATGCTTATAGCCCCATATTCATTAGCTTTTGACAAAGTTCCTAATGCAGTTGAGTAATTCCCTGTAGCATTGGATGATGTTCCAAGCGCTGTACCATATGTTGCAGTGCTCTGAGCCCAATTACCGATGGCAGTAGAGCCTGCATGAATAGCCTTTGAGGCAGTACCATAGGCAGAGGAACCCCAACCTGTAGATAATGATTGATTACCCATTGCGGTAGCTGATTCATCAGTAGCTTTGGCATCAACACCAATTGCAGTTGATCTCCAACCATTGGCAATAGAGTTTTTACCAATTGCTGTTGTTCCTTCATATTTTGTCTTTGTATTAGAGCCAATAGCAATAGAGCCATCACTTGCCCCTCTTGCATCAGTAGTATTTTGATCAATATCGATATGAACGCCATTTCCGATTGCTATCGTGTTTGATCCTTTTATATTTAGAGGATTTGTTGCTGAATCACTATCATTAGAAGATACAACTATAGAGGATTGCTCTACTCCAGAATCAGTTATGAGAGATGCATTTACAGAACAAGAATATAAAGCAAATAAAATAGACGTATATAATATTTTGTATTTCATCATAAACCTCAAAATATAATAAGATTTATTATGTTATTTTTAATAACAATGAATTTTATTAATA